TGGGTCACGGGCGAATCGCCGCCGCTGCCATGGTGGTAGTAGAGCTTCCATTGAGCCGAGGCTACGCCGCTCTTGCTGCGGCCAAGGAACTGCACCCAACCGTTGTAACCGCCGACTTTGCAATCGCTGCCAGCGAGCCGCAGACGCTCGACAAGCCGAGTGATCAGGCACGTCTCGTGCCTGCCATATATCGACGTTTCATGGTTGCCGAGAGTCATCAATCCCATGACGTCTGCGTATGGCGTCAGGAACTCCGCGGCGGTGTCAACGAGCCGATCAAGGTAGCTGCCGCCAGCGTGCTCGGGCCGCAGATCGTCCTTACTGCTCCGCTTGTCATACTTGCCTTGCATCGCACAGAAGAAATCACCGGCCGAGATAACACAGCCGCCGACCTTCTTGGCTTGCCGTAAGTCGCGCTCGATTAGATCGAGCCGGGCTTTAGGATTATCCCAATGCCAGTCCGACGACAGGAAGGCCCACAGCTGCGGGTAGTTCACGCCGCCAAACTCGACGCGATGCACGCCCGGCTCAATGCGTTTGATCGTCCAGTTTTTTGCCATCAGTGCCCCGCAGAAAGTCTGTCACCTTTTGCCCGATGGCATTGAGTGCCGCCTGACGTTTCGCACAGCCGCAGTCACGGCCGACCAACTTGCTGAATCGTTCCTTTGTAATACCGACAGCAGCAAGGCCAGCGGCAACTCGGTCACCGAGGCCGGGCTTTATATCCTGCGTGCGGGCAAAATCGTTTCTGCAAATCGCCAAGATGTTTTTGGAGGCACCACGAACAACACGTCCGCAAGAAATGCACTTAGCCACTTGGCAGCCGCCTTGCATATAAAAAACAAACTTGCAACTCATTGAAAACTGACGTCCAGATTGACATTTGAACTGGCAACTCGAAGCTGATACCCAAACCATTTCCTTACACAGCCCGAAATGAAGCCGACCATGTACCCATACTCGTCACCGACATTGGGCGCAGCAGTTAAACCATCATATTCAGGAATCAAGCAAAACTGTCCATCATTTCCTATCAAGTCCTGATAAAAACCACCCTGGCTCGTTTCGCTATTTGTTTGTTGGAAGTTTGTGTCAAAATTTTTGCACGGTGCAGGAGTGCTCGGTGAAGAAAACGTCGTTGTGATTCTTTCCAATGGTCTATTATCTCCACCCAGTCCGTATCTGTAGCCCATGCCAGTCCACTGTTTAACAACGGTTACTCTAGAAATATCACCACTAAGATCGACCGTCGCCAGAACTTCTCTCCTTTCATAGGCATAGCCTGTGTAAGCATCACTCCCGTCTTCACCTTGTAGGGTGAACGCATTCTGCCAGGCTCTCGCTGTGATAGTGCAATACCCCGCTTCAACAGAGGATTTATTTGGCAAATCTACACGCAAAAAATTGCCCTGAATCGCCGGAAAAGAACCAGTGTGCGTTCCTAAATCTTGCAGGTTTACAACGATCGTCTCACTCATCTGAGGAAATGTAATTGTTGCCCGTTTTGTCATTTCTCCAAAAACGCCATTCGGGTCAGTAACCGTTTGAGATGTGTCAACCCACGGTTGTCCTGATTCCTCATTTGCTGACAAGGTGAACACTAGCTGTGACGGTCTGTCGTTGTAACTATACCGAAAGCAACTGGTGCCACCCCCACAGCACGGCAAACAACCAAAGAACATCAGCCGCACTCCGCTGCAATGAGAATCCACTCGCTGCCCGCCTGGATGATGCAGCAGGCCGAGGTTGCGCCGCTCTCGCCAACGTCCGCGAAGTAATTGTAGACGTCGGCCTTGGTGCCGCTGTCGCCATTGTCTGCGGTGAAAGAAACATCCTTTGCGGTGTTCTTCGCCCATTCACCAGAGAACGTCCCGCGAATGACTGTCCTGGCGGCTGAATCAGCGGACGAATCGTCCTCCAGATTTTGATCGGTGCTTTCGTCGAGCGAATATTGCTCAACCCACTTCACGGCCGCCGCAATTCGGGCCGCTGACTGCTCGTCAAAGACGACTTTATCCATAAGGGCACTCTTTGCAGCCAAGGTGACAGCAGCGGCCATTCGCCAGCAGCTGCTCTCGTGTCATCGCCCGAGAAGCTTCGCCACCCACGGCGGCAGCTTGTCGCGGTCCTCGTCCCTCACCATCGTTGTTGCTACGAAGGCGGCTATCGTCGCGCCGATGATCCATAATGATCTCATTTTACATCCTCGACCGTCACAACCAGCGAGTCGTCAGCGGCAGGCTGCCCTTGGTAGATGATGTCCTCGCCGTTATTTTGGGTCCACAGCTTCCAGCGGACCCAGACCCGCTTTTTTTTCACCACCGTTTTGCCGTCGCGGTCTATGAACTCAATAAGAAAGTCTCGACCCTCCTCGCCGTACTCCCGCCAGTCGAGTATGCGAAAGCCCGGAACGCCTTCATACCATCCGAGCAGCCGCTGACGTGCGATCCAAGTAACGGCCTGGGCGTTATATTCCGGCGGGTGAAATATGCTTTGATAAGCCCAAGAGATCAGCCAGACTTTGTGACCGACGATTTCGGGGTAGGCACGAAAGCCGAGGCCCAGGCCGACGATTAACGCGAGCAGCGGATAGAACACGGCACGGGCCAGGGTGCGAACGTGGATTAGTGTCACCGCGGGCCTTTCGTGCTACAAGAGGACGCTCCGGTTTGCCTGTTACGCGATGCCCCACTTGGCGATAAGGTACGCCTCAACAGAATCCCGGTCAGCGTCAGAAAGCGCGGCTGAATAAAACAGGATTTCGCAGATATTGCCATCGTGATAGCCAGCCGAAATTGAGTCGTAAGACCCAGAGGATGCGCTTGTAATACCGGCGCCGCTCGCAATCGTCTGCAACGCAGTACCGTTTTTCCGCAGCGATGTTGAGGTAGTCGCGTTACGTATTTCCGTTATGGCCAGAATGCCGCTGTCATAGGTTCTGGTCCAGTCAACATAACTGGTGTTTGTTTTGGTGTTGATGTAACCGCTTGGCTGCCACCAATGCGAATATCGCGACAAGTCGGACGCAGCGAGCGTCACCGCGTTGTTGTTTGAAGTCGCTCTATCCCAAACAGCGAAGAGTGTGTGACTGTTTGGGATTGCTTGGCTAGGTATTGTAAATTGCTTTCCGCTGCCGAACTGCAACACGTCTAGCCCGTTGTGGACGGACGATTTGCGCGTCGGGCCAGCAGATGCGCTTGTCGCGTGGCGACTGTTGCCCGACTTGTCCTCCCACCTAGCGACCACTCCATCAGCTGCCACCAGCGAGCCGCCAGAGGTGGCGTCGTAAAGCGTGCTGGAGTCGCTTGCGTCATACCACATTTCCAGCCCGGCAATAGTTGTCGGGTCAAACGCCCCACCACCAGCACTCCAGACGCTGGTGCTGCCCAGATACGCCGCCGAGACGGCAGTCGAGCCTAAATATAAAGCGGAAATGTCTCCGGTAGAGAGCTTGATGGCCATGCTTACTCCGTGATCACATAAAGAGTCGAAGCCGAGGGGGTGATGGCATCGTATTCAGCTTGCGTCAAGCTGACGGCATTCGCGATTGCGTCGGCCCCTGTGATGCCTGTGGTATCGCTCGCCACGGCCCCGATGTTTGCCGGGGTGGCAAGGTTCGCTACGCTCAAGAGCGTCACCTTATTCGTCGCGCTCCCAGCCGCATTGCTCGCGGGAACCACAGAGTCGCCAGCGGCAGCCGCCAGCGTCAGCTCACTGATTTTCACATCGGCCATTTATCACACCTCCAGTAATTGGGAGTCTTCAGTCAGGAGTCGGTCGCCCGCCTCGGTGGCAAGGCTGTAAAAGTGTCGTTCTAGGTAGTCGCCGGTTTCTGTCTTGATCGCGTCTCCGGCCTCGGTCGTCAGCCGGTAGGTATCACCAGCGGCAAAAAACGCTGGTGGCGTTACAACGCCGAGCGGCACCACTGCCGCCATCATGCCCAAGCCTTTGCCTACGAAGCCGATTGCCATCAGAACGCCTGCACGCCTAGGGTCGTCGTATTAGCCGCCACGATGGCCGTCACGCCGCTCTTGAACATGCGGGCCTGGTTATCCTGATCGACGACAAACGAGGCACCAGCGGCTAACTGGATGCCGTTGGCGGCACTTACAGCATCACCGCCAGCGACCACCTTAAGCCAGACGGTTTCGGCTCCGTTATTACTCAAGGCTACAAACTGGTAAGGGCGGCCGGTCGGTGCGGCCAGCACCTCAGTCGGTGACGTTGTGACAGTAACGGATGAGATCATGGGCGTGCTCCTTTACTTCCAGCCTAACACTAGCTGGCCTCGAAAACCCTAACCTGTCCGGCATCAGCACCGGCGTCGTCGTTGCCTGGCGCACCGATGGCTACTCTTGCACCGTCTCCGCTAATGGCAACATCGCTGCCGCTGTAGTCGTTGCTCGCTGCGCCGTCGATGTCGTTGCCAACTTGCTCCCAATCAGTCCCACTCCAATCGTAAATGCGAGTCGCGCCAGAGTTACTGCCGTTGGTGTCAGCACCGCGAAGCCCGACTACTACACGGCTGCCGTCGCTGGAAATGTCTACTGACCAGCCCGCGTAGTCGTAGTTATTGACACCGGCTATGTCGCTCCCAAGCTGTGACCACGCCGAGCCTGTCCAGTTGTAGACTCGCACATAGCCACGGTCGGTGCCGCCAGCGTCGCCGTATGGAGCACCTATCGCAAGTCTGCTTCCGTTGTCTGATATTGCCATCGACCAAGCAAAAGAATCACCGGCAGCAGTCGCAACAATAGCCGAGCCACGCTGGGCTAGACCAGTGCCAGTGAACTCGTAAACCTTGACGCCGTTGGAGTCCCATCCGGTGTAGTAGTAACCGGAACCGTCGTAGGCATAGGTGCCGTCGGCGTATGTAGCCGCCACCACAGAACCGTCACTGGAAACGGCAACGCGCCATGCCGACTTGCTCGTCCCGACGCTCACGTTGGCAACCTGAGTCAGGTTGTTAGAGGCGAACTCGTAAAGGCCGAGCTTGTAGTCGTCGCCAGTCGGCCCATAAAATCCCAACTTTGTTTGTCCCGCGACAAACTGCCCGTTCCGACTAATTTTTGAACGTGCGCCTAGTGCGTCGGTGCTAATGTGCCTGACCCAAGTGCCATTCTGCTTATCGTCTGGCAAATTGTTTTGCAGAAGCTGCAACGTGAAGGCACCAGACGACACAGGAGAAGTGAAGTCTCCTGTGGCTCCAGCTAGCAACGTGAGCCCGTCGCCGCTGACTGACACATGCCCGCCGTACTGCATAGACTCCATGCCGCCAACAAGTGTCGGAGCAAAATTGGAGCTGCTTGACTCGCTCCACCCAGTCCCGTTGTCTACAAAAACCCTGATCGAGTCGTTGCCAGTTTCTCCAACCACCATAACGCTGCCGTTTTCAGCGTAGCCGCTCAGTGCCACCGGGCTCAGGTAACCTGCCCCAACTCCGTCGATGTCTGAGCCGTACTGTGTCCATGTGCTAACTGTCGATACAGTGAGCGTTGCCGTATCGCTGGTTACGGTTGCCGCTGTTGGTGAAGAGACTTGAACACGGTACTGCTCGCCGTTGTCGGATGCGGTCAGCCCGCCAAGTGCAAGCGTGCTGCTGGTGCCGCCTGTTACGTCTGCCCAGATCGTACCAGTGAACTCCTGCCACTGGTACGACAGCGTGGAGGAATCGTCGGCCGTTGCCGTCACCGAGAATGATGCCGTGCCACCAGATGCCGTCGCGTTTTGCGGTTGGCTAGTTATCGTAATCGTTGCGGGAACGCTGGTGTTGAACGTGTCGCCCGTCTCGGTTAGCAACGTGTCGCCGTTTTCTGCGAGCAGTCTGAAAGTCTCTGCCACGCCAAACGTCGACAACGCGGCTCGCCGCCATTCTGTGCCATCGTGCAAATAGAAAAAGCCACTGCCGTAGGCAATCTGACCGGCACTGCCGGTCGAGTTGCTGGCCGCTGGCTCAGTCGCCCAGGTGATGCCGCCGCCACCGGCTGACTGATTCGCCCATGAGAGCGAACCGCTTCCGTCAGTCTGGAGCACCTGATTGGCCGCACCGGCAGAAGTTGGAAGCGTTAGCGTGTAGGTTGCCCCTGCGGAGTGTGGCGGGCTTTGAATTGTGACGCCGTGCGTGTTCTGCTCGCAGTTGAGCGTAAGGCTGGCACCGCCTGCTGTGCCACCGTTGAGCGTGACGCTGCCTGTGCTGGCGTTTAGCGTCAGGTTGCCAGTGACGGTCGCCGTGCCGTTTGTTATCTCAGCAAACGTCGGCAGATTGTGAACGTGATCGGCCCGAGCGGCTTCGCCCGATGTGCCAATGGCAGCAGTGCCAAGATCAGAACCGGCAGACGTTGAAAGTGTCAGAGCGTTATCAGCCGCTGCAGTCCATGCGGTGCCGTTGTAGGCGAGCACCTGCCCGGTTGTGACGTTGCCAAACGCCACGTCTGACAAGTCAGCCAAGTTGTCGGGAATGGCAAGCGTGCTGCTGATCGTTGCAGTGTTGTTGGATTGGGCTATGGCTATGCCGGTGCCAGCCGCAAGGGCGACGTCTGTGCCGGGCGGGCCGATGCCACCCGTTACGCTTACCGTTACATTTGGCTGCGCGGTGCCGTCTACTGACAGTGTGCCGCTGTTGAGCGGCGTAACGCTGATATTTATGCTCATGCAGCCTTCACCGAGAACGTCCCGGAAACATAAGTGCGCGTTACCGTGCCAGGTGCCACGCCGCGCATGTACCAGCGGTAGGTTTGCGTCTCACTCAGCCCCGCTGTCACGCTCTCTTGTAGCGTCAGGTTAATCTGCCCGGCCGCAGCGTCTACCTCAGTCACAGTAAACGTCGCCGCCGTGTCGCCCGCGGTGTCGATGCCGCCGGGAAACTGGCTGCTGACCGTGCGAGTAGTTTCGTAGACAATAGCCGTCCAGCTGTAACTCGTGACGTCGATTGAGAAGTCCAGCAGAAATCCAAGCTCGTCGCCCTGGGTGACCGCTAGGTCTAACGTCGCCGGTAGTAATGAGAGCGTTGCCATTTGTTATGTCGGCGGGTTGCCGAATTGAGAGGCAAAATCTGCTGTTCTATAAACGTCAAACTGTAGTATATCCGCCACCGTATTTGCCCCCTTGTAGCTGCCATCAGAATTTAAGGGCAAAGGCTTTGGCGTCGGCACTTCGTTTCCGTCGTTGTCTTCTATGGTTATTCGTCTTTTGATCGTCCCGAAACCCGACTTTATGACTAGCTCATTTAACCCGACGTTCGCCGCTTGGGCTGCCCAGGTGTCGGCACGATAGGAGAACGAAAAGCTAACTGACCAGAACTCAAGAATTTCCGTTCCGACAAGTTCGCTTTGCTGCTGAGCAGAAACGCCAGTGCACAGCCACGTCTTTGCCTCACCGTTGGCCCACGGATTAGCATTTACTCGATTGACGAAACCAGTAGCGAGCGAAAAAGGTGATTGTGCTCGATTGCCCTTGACGGTCATCGTTATCTCACCCTGCCGCCGCTTTATGCCTTGCAGAGAATCGCCAGCAGTATTGACAATCTGCTTGATTGTTTCGCCGAAGTCGCTCGACTCATAATAGGTGGTGGCATCGACCACCGTGCCGCTGGCTGAGAGTGACCAGACGTCTGGTCTGTTGATCGGGTTTGGGTCTTTAACGCTCATCGCACCACATTCTCGTAACGGATCGTGTACTCTGTCTGCTGCGGGTCGCCTTGGTAACCGCTGCGGGCCGTCACACTGACGCACGTCATCGCTGCGAACTCTGGGTGCACTTCTCCGAGTGCAGGCAAAGGTTCCTCGACCGCAACATCCGGCGTCTCAACGAATCGCCGCTCAGCCGTTGGCGTGGAGCTGCGGGAGCGGGTGAATGTTCGAGGGTGTATTTCGATGCGGCCCATTAGCCGATGACCCCAACAGTGAAATTGCTGCCAAACTCTCTAGCCGCTTCCAAAATGCCATCTAATGTCGTTGTTTGTTTTTCAAGCTCCGGCAGCGTTTGCTCAGGCTCAGGGATGTCCGGCCCTTCTGCGGAATCGAAGCCGCCTAATAACCCGCCAAACCAATCGCTAGCATCTTTTGCAAGTGCGGTGGCCCACTCGGCTGCCGTCGTGGCAGCACCGCTGAGCTTGTTTCCTAACACTTTGCCAGCGTCAGCAATAGCCTTACCGGCGTTTTCAGTGTTGACTGTAAGGCCAACAACATTTTTCAAATGATTTGCCTGCTCAACGTCAAGAATGCCGTTAACACGCTGCAGTTCAGCGTTTCTGGCTTGCATCATCAGGTATTGAGCATCAAAAGCGTTCATTCCGTTTGCTATAAGGCGGTCTCGCACCATAGTTGCGCGCCGGTCCCACTCTTTCATGTGCGCATCTAGAAGATCTGTACGGAAACCCTTAGCAATGTCAGCCGCTCGCGCAAGCTCAAGCAGCTTGTCCTCTGTGAATCCGGCCGCCGCCGCCACGTCTTTGACGTGACCCACAAGCCACTGCATCCCCGCGGATACTGTTTTCGTCGGCTCGCTCAGGAAACCGACGACATTGCTAGCCAACTCTGCGGCACCACTTAGCCGTGCTAAAGCCGTGGCGTTGTTTTTCGCTTCTTGTGCCGCCTCCCAAGCGGCCCGACCGTGGGCCTTGAGGTCAATCGGCACGGTTCCGGCTGCATCCCTCAAGCTGCTTGCCAAGTCTCCCATTGCCGTCTGTGCATCGAAGCTGCCGTCCATCCAGTTCGCCATCGTATCGGCAGAGGCCGTAGTCTCAACGCCAAACATTGTGACATTTGCGGCCGCCTCTTTGACGCTGTTTCCCATCTCGTCCAGCGTGGCACGCATCCCACTAAAGTCCGCCTTTGTTTCCCACAGGCTTTCAGATGCCGCGCCAGCAGAATCAGCCAGTTCACGTATGCTGCGGATAGTTTCTTCCGGTATTTCAATTCCGCCTGTGATCAACCGCGTTAGCGGTGCGAACGTCTGGTATATCAAGTCTGCAACGCCAGCAAACTCGGCAACGAATCGCAGGAACAGCTCTGCGCTCTTCAATAGCACAGAACCAAATGTAATAAAAACATTAGACGCAGTTTCGGCCCAATCCAGCAGTACCTTGGCACCTGATACCAACGCATCAGAAAGCATATTGGCGATTGCTTGGCCGCCCTTGGCACCGTCATATTCAAAGTTTTTGATCAGTTCTATCAGCGCATCGTTCGCGGCCGTCAGTGCGGGGGCGAAGTTTGCCAGCACCTGAGTGCCAATAGAGAAGGCGGTTTTCTTGACTCTTTCAAATGAGTCGTTCATGGCCTCGATGTTGTCAACTTGCTGCTTAGACAACACTTGTCCGAGGCTAAGCATTTCGCTTGTCAGGGAAGATACGTTTGCTTCAAGGTCCGCAAACATTGGAACCATTGCCAGGCCTTGATCAGAAAATATCTTAAATGCTGTTGCAGCCTGTTCGCCTTTTTGCGGCAACCTGCCGATCGCTGCACCAATCTTAAGAAAAGCCTCTTCTGGGCTCATGGATGCCAGCTGGTCAATGTTAAAGCCTAGCCGTTCAAGTGCTGGCAAGGCTTCACCAAAACCTAGCTTGGCTTCAGCAAGCCGCTTTGTCATCCGCTTTAAGGCTTCGCCTAGCTTATCGCCAGAAATGCCGTTGTATGTCGCTAGCTGCTGGAACACTTGCAAAGGTTCCACTGCAACCCCAGTGGCATCGCTTAGCTTGGCAATCGCGTCGGCCGTGGATGACGCGGCTGAAGTAAACGACGTTACGCTAGATACTCCCGCCTTAAAGATATCGAAAACCTTATTTAGCCCCGACAGTAGACTTTTGCCTATTTCCATCCCAGCCAGCAACTTCATGCCAGTCGCTGTCTGGCGGCTGCTTTTTTCGATGCCGCCTAGCCGCTTCTCGACGTCGCGCATGGATGCTTCAAACTTGTCCACCGCAGCGGTCAGGCGAAAGTTAAGGCCAACGGAAGTTGCCATCTCAGCCCCCCGTCAGCGTCTTGAGTTTAGACAGCTCTGCCAACATTTGCTCAGGCGACTGCGGCAGCCTGGCACGCGGCATGAAGTCCTCGGCCTTGGGTGCCTTGCCGCGGCCACAGTGCGGGGCCAGCGTGGCTGACGCGAGCACACCGGTCTGATACCACGGGTTCGGCAGCGGCTGGTGGTACATATCAAGTGCCATCCACTCGGCCAGCTCGGCCGATGTCATGCGGTCCTCTAATTCACCAACAGTCATTCCTAAGTGCCCGGCCAAGCGAAACAAAAACATTCGCGTCGGCCGGGCAGCTAGTTTTTTGCTAGTTCCTCAACGTCGGAATCGGTCAGCCTATTGTGCTTTTGGGCCTCCTCGAAAAGCCGCTCCATCGGCTTGCTGCTCAGGGCCGCCAGCTCTGCAAACTCCTCTGGCTTGCAAAGCGGCTGGCCGCTCTCGTCGCACAGCGTCCGCACCAGAAACTTGCTGCGAGGGTTGTCCATCAGGCCGTCGCCCTTGCGGGCCGCAAACGCTTCAGCCTCAAACGAATCACGCTCGCCCACTGTGAGCTGTTTAATCCAAACAGTCAGCCCCCACTCTGGCACCTCGACGGGCAAAAGGTTCTTCTTGTCCGCGGCTTTGATCTTCTTCAGCAGTTCGCTCATTTGTCAGCTTCCGGTGTCGATGAGTTTCACGGTCGTTGTATACGTGACCACACCCCTTGTATTAGCCGAGGTGTCAACTCGCTCGACATAACTTTGCGGAAAGGTAAAGTTAATGTTGTTTCCTGTGATGCTGATTGGCCCGCGGACGCCGATTGTCGCTCCTGGGTCGTCATAGCTGGTCAGCGTCAGCGTGCCAGCGTTGGGATTGTAAGTCGAGCTGTAGCCGATACTGAAGCCGCCCTTGCTGGCCCGCACGCTTGCAACCTCAGACAGGCTGCCGCTCGGCAGCGTGATCGTTACGCCTGTAGCTACTCCAGCCATGCGGGCCTCCGCTTAGCTGATAAGTTCGAACGTAGCGTCAGCGGTGATCAGTTCGCCAGCGGTGCCGGTGATGCTGCTCGACGTGCAGACGGCATTGGCG